TCTAGAAGCATGGCGCGAGGTGCAGAAATCTATAGCAGCCAGCCTGCACACTGACCCAGCAGTTATAAACCCAAGCCGCATCATGCGCGTGGCTGGCACAGTCTCATGGCCCAACCAAAAGAAACAAGCCAAAGGATACGTGCCAGAACTTGTCACAATGCGTACACAGTTTAAGGATGACCGCGATCCGCAGCCGATTGAACGACTAACACGCGCATTCCCAAAGACAGAACAGAAAACTAGCAGCCTAGACATTGACTTAGGCCAGCAAGCAATGGACAGACAACTGGCGGTCCAAAATGTACTAGCAGGCGACGATTGGCATTTAAACATGGTGCGCCTTGTCGGGTCATACGTCAACAAAGGGCTGTCCGACGAGGAAATACACGCCATAACAGATAGCTTCACTCTAGCAGGCTACACAGTTGATGACACACGCAACGAAGTGCAGAAGGCAATCGACGGTGCAAGAAACAAAGGCTGGACACCGCCGCCGGACCCAGCGCAGCAGCGTATAGAGCAGCAGAACGAGGCGCTGAGTGCAGAAACAAAGCAATCATGGCCTACACCATACACAATGTTTGATGCGCTCACGCTGCCGCGCAGGGAGTGGGTCTACGGCTACGACTACATCAAGAAGTACATCAGCGTAACAGCCTCGGCAGGCGGGATCGGCAAGACCTCTGCAATCATTGTGGAAGCCATAGCAATCGCAACAGGCAAAGACCTGCTCGGCGTTCCGGTCAAAGAACAAACAAATGTCTGGATCATTAACCTAGAAGATCCAATATCCGAAATGCAGATGCGTACCATCGCAGCCATGCAGCATTACAACATTACGCCAGACGACATACGCGGCAAGCTCTTCATGGACGGCGAAGACACCATGCAGATCACGCTCGCGGCAGAAAGCAGAGACGGGCTGATCACAAACGACGATCTGCTCAATCACATCACACGCAAAGTCAAAGAAAACAACATCGGCGTAGTGATCCTAGACCCCTTCGTTTCAGCACATTTGGTAAACGAGAACAACAACGGCAGCATCCAAGCAGTCGTGGCAATGCTCAGAAAGCTAGCCCGTGACACCAACAGCAGCATACAACTTGTCCACCACATCCGCAAAACAAACGGCGATGATGCCACAATTGACAGTGTGCGCGGAGCAGGAAGCCTAATCGGAGCAGCCAGAGCCGCCAGAGTAATCAACCGAATAACACCGGATGATGCAATGGCGCTGGGCGTAGATGAGCATGAAAGTCTCGGCATCTTCGCAGTGGATGACGGCAAAGCAAACCTCGCACCGCCATCTGACAAGCGTATATACAGACGTATGCACTCGGTAGAGATCGCAAACGGGGAACACATCGGGGTTGCAATAGAGTTTAAGCTGCCGGATCTGTTCGACGGCGTGACAACCAAAGACCTCATGGAAGTGCAGAAGATCGTCGGCAAGGCTGTTGAAAACGACAAAGCATACCGAGCAGACATCAGAGCAAAGAACTGGGTCGGCAAGGCAGTCGCAGAGCAGCTAGACCTCGATCTGGACAAGCCAAAGGACAAAGCCAGAGCAAAGGCAATCACCGCGCAGTGGATCAGTTCAGGCAGCCTCAAGATTGAGGAACTGCCAGACAAACGAGCAGGCAGAGACGTGCCGTGCGTGGTGGTCGGGGATTGGGTCAAATGGGACGAGGTCTAAGGAGTTCCCCACAGTTCCACAGTTGTTTTTTCGAACTGTGGACGAACTGTGGAACTGTGGAGAAAAAGACCACAAAACCTTCCACCACAGTAGTTGTATGTATATGACATACTACTGTGGAGGAATGTGGATTTAATGAAACTGTGGAAATATAACTGTGGAGAAGTTGAGGATGAGAGGGCAGAGAGGCAAGCGACAAAAGAAAGCTGATCGGATTTTATATAGCAGCCAAAGCAAAGAAGCAGTCATGTGCGACTTTGCGTTGGGGCCGGTCGATCAGATGGCAAACCAAATGGATCAGAAGTGGGGGATTGATCGGCTGCCGGAGTTGGTGTCCGTCGAGTTGGCGCAAAAATATGGCAGGCAAATGAGTATGATGAACGAGGCAGTCGCAGACAATGATGTGGAGCGAACGCGTAAGAAGGCAGAGCAGGTCATCAAAGGCATGGTGGCTATGGATGCCGAGGCAGAGCGGTTGGGCGCTCAGAGAGCGTCTGACGAGGTCTGGGAAGTGGACGTGGATGGTGAACTGTTTGGCGTTATGAGAGACGGAAGAGCGTGGAAAGAGATCAAAGCCCAGCGGCCTGAGTTGGAACTGTTGACGTTGCGCGAAGTTGCGTTGGCGTACAAGTGGTTTAGAGAGAACAGGCTGGGTGAACTTGAGAAGGCAGTCAAGCAATCATTCCCCGGCGCAGAAATGACAGATCTGAAGGGAAAAGCATTTGATGATCCTATTCCATTTTGATAGACTGTATGCAGTCCGGTGGGATCTCATCCCGTTGAACTGCCTCAAGAACTGGCTCAACAATTGCGTTGAGCCTTTTTTGTGATAAGATTATGCAAAAGCATTGAGGACTGACATGGCAAAGAAACCAGTAAAGATTGACGCGAACCTGATGCACAAGATTGCAAATAGGCTGGCTGTGGGCGAAACGCTCAAGGACATACTCAAATCAGACAACATGCCTACATACCAAGGCGTGATGCAAGCTGTGCTGCGTGATGATGATTTGTTTGAGATCTATCGCAGAGGCCGCGTGATGCAGAGTGAGTATCACACAGACCAAATCATACGACTGGCACAAGAGCCGTTACCTAAGTTTGAAGACAACAGGCTAGCCAATGCAGAGGTGCAGCGGCGCAGGCTTGAGATCGACAGTTTGAAGTGGACGCTAGCGCGTAATATGCCTTGGGGAGTACGTGACAAGAAAGAGGATCAGCCACAAGCTCAGACGTTTACAATCAGTTGGGCTGGGGGCGATGTTGCAGTTAATGCTATCGTTGATGATGAGCAAGACGACAGTGATCGAGCGACTAAGCATTGATGTCAGATCATGTGTATACGACACATTTTGGCGTTGACATCTACGCGCGTGAGGCAGGCGGCCGGGATGCTGGGGGATCGGGGCAGATCAGGCAGCCTCGGCAGGGTGGCAACCACTACATCTTGTGGTTTGCATTTATTGCATGGCTGGTTCTGACAATTTGTGCAGCAATATCAATGGCCTATAAAATATTTAACATAATAACTATTATACGACAGGGGGTTTGCCATGCATTTCGCGCATACCGACCCCCCACCCCCCCTGACAATCGCCGCCACTTTCTACCACGTATATCACCGGACTGGGGTATACGTTTTGTCTGACAGCCTAACAGCCGATCAACTTGCGCTACTCAATCACTTGGAACATCTGCGCAACGGTGTCGTCCACAGCGCCAGCGCTTCTAAGCAGCTAGAATGCGCAGTATTGCTTATTGATTTATATGAGGCTATTCTTGAGCGGCATGGGATACTGATCTATGAAAATCAGGAAAGGGTTGTTAGGCATTGACGCATATTGAGATACCTTATGAGCCAAGGCCATTGCAGATGTCTTTGCATAATGAGATGCAAGAGAAGCGATGGGGGGTTGTGGTGTGTCATCGTCGGTTTGGCAAAACTGTTTGGGCGATCAATCATATCTTGCGTCATGCATTGCTTTCTCAGAAAAGCAACCCCCGGTATGCCTACATGGCCCCCACCTATCGCCAAGCGAAGAATGTAGCGTGGGATTATATAAAACATTTTGCGGGCAGCATACCGAATGTAAAGTTTCACGAGACTGAATTGCGGTGTGATCTTCCTACGGGCGCTCGGATTAGCTTGCTTGGTGCTGAGAACCCGGACAGTTTGCGCGGTATATACTTGGATGGCTGCGTGATGGATGAGGTTGCTGACATGCCTGAGAATGTGTTTCCAGAGGTATTGAGGCCAGCGTTGTCGGATCGGAAGGGGTTTTGTATTTTTGTTGGTACGCCGAAGGGTCATAATGCGTTTTATGATTATTATGAGCAGGCGACTGGGGATGATGAGTGGTTGTCGGCTGTTTACAAGGCGAGCCAGACTGGGCTGCTTGATCAGGAAGAATTGGACGCGGCTCGGCGCATGATGACGCATGATCAGTATATGCAGGAATTTGAGTGTTCTTGGAATGCGAATGTTCCGGGTGCGATTTATGGTGCTGATTTGGAGAACATTGCGGCGGCTGGGCAGATTACGAAGGTTCCTTATGATCCGACTGCGAAGGTTGATACGTGGTGGGATTTGGGTGTTGGGGATAGCACGAGTATATTGTTTACGCAGACGATTGGACGTGCTGTTCATGTGATTGATTATTATGAGAACAGAAATCAGGGTTTGCCGCATTATTGTCAGATTTTGAACCAGCGGAAT